CAGGCGAGCACCGGGCGGGCCCCCCCCCCTAGCCGGAGGCTAGGGAGGCTGAGTCGCTATGACTCAGTTCCCCCGGGCATGGGTCGTTTCCCCACAAGGAAATGACCCACTGGGTGGAGTGATCTCTCAGACCACGAGAGACCATTGCCCCGGTTTCCGTGAGGAAACCGAAACTTCCAGTGGGCCCCGCGCCCTATTAGGGTCTGCGCGGGTAGGCCCCTCTGTCTACAGTAGATAGGGGTGGCATACGTGCGTGGTACCCGGCCGTTGACCGCGGTCGTAGGGAAGCAGGGTATGCGAGCGTATCACTTTTGGCGCTCGAGGCCTGCCTTGGGTCCCTAGACCAGGCCATGCGGAGTTCACACCGCCTCTGGCTTTGCGTCAGGATCTAAGGGAGGTTCTGCCGGGACCCACAATTTGTGGATCTCCACCAGAAGTCCATCAAGAATCATCTCGATGGACCCCTCCTCAGTCCAAGAGTAGGCAAGACCAAGTGTGGAGTCGATGGTTCTCATCGCTCGCACTCCCAGGCTGCACGCCCTGTGCTCCCCTACGAGGAGTTTCAGGTCCCCTGGGGGAGCAATCCCCCAGGACTGTGCATGCGGAAGGAAGGCCTTGCCTATCACGGGCTTATCCAGATCATACAAGTCCATCTCCTCAAGGAACCCACCCTCGGGTTCCTCAGGGATGATGGCCCTCTCAGTCATTGGGTGAGATTCTGCAAGGTCTCTCACCCAAAGATTTAGCCACGACATGATTTCTGGATGGTCTTCCAGAAGTCTATCGTTGCTACTTACTTGTTCGGCCTTACCTCGAAGAGGTTTGGCACCAAACGCGGTTCCCGCGTCTGGGGGCGATCCTTCTAGGATCCCCAAGTAAGCGAGAGCCTGGTATTGGATCTGCCGTTTCACGAGCATTTCCAAGCTACCAGTTAGGATCTGGGCCCAGCTCGCGGCGGTCTCGCGAGAGACCGCCACGGACCGGATTAGCCAATGGCGCACTATGTGCGCAGCCAATCCCTCCACCTGGGAGCATCTCTCACATAGTGAGAGGTTTGCACCTGGGTAGTCTGTTACCGGTAGCGCTACCTTATCAAGTCTTGAAGCGAGCCACGCCCGCTCCAGCCACCTGGCTAGGGAAGGCTTTCGCAGGACTAGTAAGCACGCGAGGGTCGGACGAACCGGGATTGGTCCATAAGGTCCAAACACGGCGGCTAACACCGTCTGGGTTCCCCGGGAATTGGGATTGATACCCCAAGCCCGGAGTGCGCCCAAAACGCCCTCCGCAGTAATCGTGTATCCTCTTTCACGGCAGGTTCTTACAAGGACAGCCAGTCCAAGTAATTTCCGTACCATGAGGGAGACAAGGCTTCCGGGTATACCGGTTACCTCCTGTCCTCGCCAAGCGTGCCGCTTGGCGAATTCAGCCACACCGATACCTTCTATCGATTTTGCAATCGATATTGGGACATCGGCAAGGGTCATCATACGTTTGTACGATGATGCGACTCTGCGATCGAAGATCGCGGAATCGTCTCCAAGGATCCTATACTGCTGGAAAGGTGAATCACCAAGGTCATGGACTAAGCGTTCTGGCTCCGACGGAGCCAGAACTGGCTTCTCAGAAACCTGAGAAGCTCTATAGCTTGCTACCTTAATGAAAACGTGGTGGGTTATCGCAAACGCTGCCCAAGAGGACAACGCTCCCATGGGTGAGCCGGTTGCATACTGCAACAACTTCCCCTGGTACCAGAACTTACGTTCTGATATCAGCTCCCTCCACGCGCAAGCTAGTTCTTCCGAACCAAATAAATGTGACAAGACCGGGACCTGCAGGTCGATAGGAAATCGATCTGTGGC